ATTTGCTCTAAATTGCCGAATAACCTTATGTTTGAGTTCCAACGTATACAAAGGAACATCCGGCTTATCACTTAAACGAACAAACATGATTTCCGTATGCCCTTTAGACACCTCATTTGCATAGGTTCTAACGCAATGATTCAATGTTTCAGATTCTTTCTTCAATTCAGCATTCGTTTTAACAGGGCGAATCAAATACTTTTCGTTTGAGTAACATAACTCAACATGCTTTTCGTAATTATCAAGAATCCCCTGTTCAAACCTGGCATCTTCTGTAGCACGCATAGCCCTATATGCTGCACTATGTGCTTCTACTAAATTCGATGGTGTTAGAACTCTATAAGACTTCATGTCCGCTCCAATCGTTTCCACGAACTTCAAATAATCTTCGTAAATATTTATATTCCAATCATCTATCTTCGATGCGTACTCCAATACTCGTGGACACATATACTTACGTATATGCTTGAAATTCAAATGTCTAATTTTCAATAACTCTTTTTCATTTGCCCATGAATATTTCCTGCATAACATCAGATGCGTGTAATCCATCTTTGGAAGAAGTGGAACAAATTTACGATCAACCTTGAATATCTTATCCAGGCTCTTTTGACTTAGATCAAGAACGCGAAGGCTTGAAATAAATTGGCTCAAATCTGCCTTCACTAAATATTCGATTTTAGGTTCTTTTCGATATGCGCATGCATAATCAAAAAAATCTAATCCTGATTGATTCAATTCAGACTGATATTGGCAATACGGAATATTCAGCAGCTTGATCCAGTCTTCAACTGAGTACATCCTCAACGGATAGAAATTCAATTTACTGTCACTGATCCAAAACTTCAAAGGATAATCGAAATCAACCCTTTTACCAAACATTCCACAATACAGATTGCCAACCAGAAACTTCTTTTCACCTTCGATATATCTGGCAACCTCCTGGATTTTCAATTCTACTGAATGATTTGGATTTTTGAACAATTGAAATCCAAATATTCGTTTTAATAGCTTTCCGTAATATATTTCCAACGTTTCGACAAAATAAGTTCGGCTACAAGCCTCTTTTGCGAGCCATAAATCCATTTTTGAAAAAATAAACTCTTCAATGCCTTTTGGCCATGTGAGCTTTCTTGTCTGCAATCTCTCTAAAATAGACTTTCCTGTGTCCATTCTGATTCTTCTTTCTTAGGCTTTTTCTTTTGATCAACACTCTTTTTAACGATTGCCTTTGCGGATTCAAGATTCAAATGCGAAGGCTGCTCTGAACCACCTTCAATAACTTCTTCATCGTAATAATGTACGGCCAAGCCAAACACTTCTTCATCACTGATGATTGCGCAGTTTTTCACTGCCTTCTTTTTAGCTTCAGAAACAATGTAATTCCACATTCCGTCGATAGACTTCTTAGGATTATCCAATTTCGAAACCATGTCATTACGTGACATCAAATATTCACAGATTATTTTCAATCCTTGATTCTGCTTGATTGCCTTATATTCATCTTCAAGCTTAGACATATAGACCTCCTAGTATGTCTTTACAGGCACAAGCACACTCATCAACTTTAAAACATCGCACGAACCACGAACAATCAATGGCTTTCCGATTCCTGGAGTCGTAATCTGAACTTTTTCAGAATTAATAACATCAAGTGCATCTCTTAAATACTTTCCATTCAAGTTGAATTCGATTGGATCCGACATCAATTCAACTGTTTCAAGCTCTTCATACGTTTCTCCAATCATTTCAGATTTTGAATCCACATGAGATTCTTCTGTACCAAACGACAAATGTACAATTTGTTTCCCATCAGATTTCACAAAATCACAACGCTTGATAGCTTCTAACAATTCATTCTTATCCATCTCAACGTGATACAAACAAGATTTTGGAATGATTCTAGAAACATCCGGATATGTTCCATTTAAAAGTTGTGACTGGTACATCATATCGTTTGTTTTAAATTGAATTTTGTTTTCATCGTAGAAAACAGAAACCTCATCATTGAATGTTTTCAAAAATTCCACACAAGCCTGCCTAGGAATCGTAATACTGGTATCTTTGCAATCCATATCAATAAATGCATATCGGTTCATTCGATACGAATCAGAGCCAACAATTGTAACCTGGCCATCATCCACACTTAAATGAATACCTGTAAGTATTGGACGTGAAATCGCAACTCGTCCTCCGCTTGCAACACAAACCAAAGCTTTTTCGAATGATTCACGCAACGTTTCGATTGGACAATATAATTTGTTTGCCGGTGTATTTAAATCGATTTCTGGATATTCTCCAATATCTGTACAAGTAAGTTTGAATTTAGCCTTACCACACTTGATGTGCATTAAATTATCCGTGCAACCTATTTCAACCAATTGACCGGATACTTTTCGAATAATCTCGCTAAAATATTTAGCATCCACCAAATATTGGCCACATTCTTCAATACCAGTATCCATTGGCAATGTCTGCTGCATTGAAGCAGTTCCATTGGATCCAGTAATCACAATTGACTTTTCTTCTACACAAATCTTTAGGTTTGCTAACGCAGGCAATGGAGATACTTTGTCGATTACCTTTGACACATTGTTTACTGCATTTAGCAATGTCTTTGTTTCTATATTAAATTTCATTTCATTTTTCCTTTCCTGATACGATTTCACATAGTCCCATTTCTTTTAACTCATCAGAACTATATGCTTTACTAAATACCTTTTTAGGTTTAACCAGAATCCAATCCTTAGCCATGAGATCGTCTGTCATTGGATTCCAAAATCTTATATACTCATCCCTTCCAGGTAAGTACAAAGCAATTTTGTAAATTGTTATGTTTGTTGGATATAAATAAGCGCCTTTTTTGTGATCGCGACTATTTTTTCTTACAAATCCCATTTTTCTTTTTTTAGCTAGTTTGATTGCTTTAACAATATTCATTCACGACACCTCACTCATTCAGATATTCATCAAACTTATTTCCAAACAAAATGCTTGGCTTTAAATATGATTTCATCACTGGATCAGCCTTCCATGCATCACATTTCTTTTCAATGACACATTTGAAATCCGCCAGGCTATATCCAGCGTTCAATTTATCCTGAATCAACTTTCTAGTTAATTTAGCATCAGGAGAAAATTCTTTCTCCGTTTCAATGTTAAGAATTTCGACAACAGTGTTAATGATTTGATTAATTTTTAGTTCTTCGTCAGAAGAACAATAGAAATTATTATTATTCTTATCATTCTTTATATTCTTTTCATTCTTGTTTGTTGTTGTTCGTTTGTTGTCCGTTTGTTTTCCGTTTGTTTTTTGCATGTTATCCGTTTGTTGTTCGTTTGTTGTTTGCTTGTTGTCTGCGTTAGTAAAACACTGATAATCATCGTATTTTGTAACGATTATGAGCGTGTTTTGGTTTGTTGAGATTTTCTTAATCTCACCTGTTTTCTGCAAATTCTTTAAAGCTCTTTTTATTTGCTCAACGCTCAATTTTGTTTCAGCACTTAAACTCGCAAAACTAGTAATGCACGAACCCCTTTCTATTTTTTTGCCTTGCCAGTTATGATCGGCATGATTTGCCTTCAAAAGCAGATGAATAAATAATCTGCATGTCGGAATGTCGTCATACCATTCCCAATCCACAATTTGGCGGAACAATTTTATATATCCATGTTCCATAGGCATTACTCCTGAGCTATTGGAAATCCATTGAAGTCCTTGATTTTCACAAGTTTATAGCTTAAACTCTCCCGTTTAACATTCAATAAATTAGCCAACTCATTAGAGCTCAGAATTTTAATTATTTCTGAATAGTCTTTACTGACTAAATAATATGTTTCCTCTCTGGTGCTCATATTTTTTCTCCTTGCTGAATCTCGAACTCTGCAACCTAGATACTGCAATCTGCTTGTTTTTGAGTTTATTGTTTTAGGAGATTTGACCAATTATTGTTGAAATTATGGGTTACATTTTTTTGACGTGCTTGCAAAACTGAGTAGTGTAATAAAATCTAAAAAAGAGAAATAGTAATGAACTCTTCAATCTACAAAGAAAACATTTTAGCAGACCACGTCACTTGGCAATATCCAGGTTGCAAAGCTCGAGAATTTATTTTATAATTTATGTGTGTTGTTGAGCGCTTATGCCGCTCCTTTTTTTATGTCATTCATAGGCTTCACCAAACCTGTTTGGCTAGAATAACAAAATTAAGAATTGTGATCATGATTCCAAATAAATACATCATTTTTAAATCATCTCTTTCATCCTT